GGCCTAGGCCCTGTCTGAGAACTCAGCGATGAGTTTTCTCAAATTAACAACCGTAATTGGTTGTTGAAAACTTGCAGTAGCATTAAGACTTTTGTCTTAAGTTTTCTCAAATGGAGGAACATCTTTATGTCCAATAACTTCACTCGATCAAGGAAACGGACCATCCTTCCCGTTACAGGGAAAGCCGCCAAGAATTCGTGGAAGTTCTCAGTTGAGACTTCACCGAATAGCTCTAACTTCGTCACCTATTCTAGTGTGACGCAAGATATAGGGCATTGGGGGTTCCATTCGATGGAAGAGACCAGGGATCAAATTCACCCTGGGCCTCCTTTCACGTCTGGGGGGCCGTTTCAGAATATCAAGATCGATGCGATTGCGCCTTTCGAGACGCAGGCACGAGGAGAGTATATCACCAATAACGACGGGTATGTAGTAACACCCTTCGGAAATGGGCGATGTAAATACTCTGGAGGCTTTCTACCTCCGGACGATTGGCCTACAGAACAAGCGTGGACTACGGGAGACCTTAGTCAACTCTTTGTTCCGACCAATAATCCCTTTGTACCTGATATTGGACATTTGCACCTACCGGCTTGGCAAAAAACCAAGCCGCGGATCGAACAAGGTGGTTTGTTTGTCGCTGCCGCGGAATTGAAAGATATTCCACGAATGTTTCAAACATCGGCTAGATCCTTTAAGGATGTATGGACAACTACTCATGATTTATTTGCTCCTAAAGGAGCATTTACCAAGAGACAGTTGTTCATGGCACCTAAGAAGGCGGCCGACCACTTTCTCAACCATAATTTTGGTTGGGTCCCCTTCGTCAAAGACCTTTCCGATTTCCTGTCCAATTTACGCGGTTATCGTGAGAAAATCGCGCGGTTGAGCAAGGAAAACGATAAATGGGTTAGACGAAGATCGGTGCTAGTAAATACTCATTCTGATGAGGTAATACCTGGCTGGTCTGGGACAGGGATCCATGGTATATGGCCCCTGACTACATCTCCAGCTAACGATACTTGGGTGGGTACCCCTCGTTGGGAATACCGCCTAGTAACGCAAACGGTTGCCACTTCTGTGGGATCGTTTAAGTATTACATACCGTACTTCGACGTTATGTCTCCCGAGTGGGGAGGCTTGGGCTCTGTAAGGCGCCAATTAGCGCTGCACGGAGCACGTGTTAGTCCGGCTAATATTTACAAGGCTGTTCCATGGACTTGGTTAGTCGACTGGCTCACACCCGTAGGGGCTGCTTTGCAGGCTCTGCAGGATGAACTACTCGATAACCTCGTCTGTAAGTATCTGTATCTTAGCCACCACTTGGTCAGACAGATTGTGTTTAAACAGTTTGTACCGTTTAACGCAGCTTCTGGCGGGCCTAGGACGTTAGTTTGGACTCTTAATTTGAGTGTCAAACAGCGAAAAGAAGCAGATAGTCCATTTGGATTTGACCTGTCGTGGGATACACTAAGCCCTCGACAGTTACTGATACTCGGTGCTCTAGGCATAACTCGGACTTAAAACATCCTTGATGTCTATCACACAGTATCTATCTTCCATATTCCTTAGAAAAGTCGTTCTCTTCGGTAAGGAACGATCGGATATGGGTTAACCACCGAAACTAAAGGAGGTCAACCACAATGTTTTCCGATCCACAATCGGTTACAGTCAACTCTGTTGCACAATCGATGCCGCGCGTATCCCAAAAGGATCGCTCGTCTGTGTATATGAAGGGTGATCAGAGTTATACTCTGACAATCTCTCATTTACCGGCGGCGAAAGGCCATATTCGGTCTCTCGTCCGTCTCGATCAGCGTGCAGTCGTAACGAATCCGTTGGATTCTTCCAACGATTACGATACGATGTCGTTCTATGTTGTGCTCGATAGACCCATTTATGGGTTTACTCAAGCACAAGCAGAACAGTTGGTGGCAGGCTTTCAAGCCTGGCTAACATCTGGGAACGTAGACAAGCTTTGGGGTCAGGAATCCTGATCTCATAGCCCATCTTGTATCCCATATGGTACCGATTGCTTGGTATCATATGATACCAAGGTGGAAAATAACGTGGCTTGATGCCGACCCCCAGTTTATGGAGGCAGCATGAAAAGCAACGTAAGTGACCTACTGAAGTTGATGGAGTGTGTCTATATAGACGCAACCATCAAGTGCACCGCTGATGTCTCTGATTTACGTGACCTTGAGACTATAAGATCACGGGTCGTAAAGGAAGGGATATCATTTTTAACGATAACCCTACCCCAATTCTGTAGTGACTTCGAAAGAAGCATACAGTTAGGGGAAGTCGACTCAAAATCTTTCCGAAGTTTTCGGAAAGTTCAGTCAATCCCTGCATTTTTGCAAGGTATGACTAGTCGCCTTTTCGACCGAGAGACAGGGAGGATGTATGACAATAAAACATCAAATGATGCTTATGACTCTGATGATTCTTCTACCATTGTTGATGCAATACGGCAGATTTGCCTATTGTTCAAAAAGGTTGAGATTGACTGTTCGTCCAAACGGACGGAAGCCGCCATCGAGTCATTTGTCAAAAATGAGCTTTCCTTTTCGCAATTTCAGCTCTCTCGAGAAGATCACGATTATTTTAATCGTGTTTCTCGTGTGCTGTGGGGTTCTATTGTCGGGACTATTAGTCTCGATAAGTTTGAACCCAAGCACGGTCCGGGAGCTACTGCAGAGAGAATTTCTGGAAATCAGAAATTCAAATGGCAGTATTGGTATGATCGTCTCGAGCCTTATTTCCCTCTTTTTGGTGCTGCTTACCCGTTGGGTACGCCTCATCGATCAGAGGAGCTCGAAATGGTATCGATCATATCCAAGGAGCAGGAGAGGCCTGTTAAGGTCACCCCTGTTCCGAAAACGCAAAAAGGACCCCGCATAATCGCTATAGAACCTTGCTGCATGCAATATGCGCAACAAGGTATCCGCAGTGTTCTCTATGAGACCATTGAGGACCATTGGCTAACACGCGGCCACGTAAATTTTCGCGACCAAACGGTAAACCAACAGTTGGCGATTATTGCTTCTTCTACAGGTCAATTAGCAACGATTGATCTTTCAGATGCTAGCGATCGAGTTCCTCGTTCGTTAGCTCTTGAGATGTTTTCGGTTCACCCTGATTTACAGGATGCTATCGAATCATGTAGAAGTGATAGTGCGTTACTTCCCGACGGGAGAATTATATCTCCTTTAGGTAAGTTTGCATCTATGGGTAGTGCTCTCTGTTTTCCTGTTGAGGCCATGTACTTCTATACAATATGTATAGTGGCCCTACTCAGGATACAGAACCTCCCTGTGACGTTGCGTAACGTGTTTAACGTTTCGCGTGACGTCTATGTGTATGGTGACGATATAATCGTCCCATCCACTTATGCGGTTGTTGTTCTCGATTACCTACTAAAGTACAA